TAGTGTTACCTGCCTGTGCGGATCTATGGATCTATTTTGGATCTATTTTGAAAGAATTTTTGCTTATAAAAAATGACTAAGCAAGGTAGTTTAGCTAAGCATTGGGTGTTTACATCTTTTGCTGATGAAGTTGTATTTTTTAGTAATGTTGATGTGCAGTATTGTATATTTGGTAATGAGCAGTGTCCAAAGACTGGACGATGGCACAAACAAGGTTATGTTGTGTTTAAGGTTAAGAAGAGAATGACGGCTTTGAAGAAGATAGATCCGACGGCTCATTGGGAGATTAAACGTGGTTCTGTACAGCAAGCTATTGATTATTGTAAGAAGGATGATGATTGGTATGAGTATGGAGAGCCTCCTGTAGAGGAGCGATCCGGAGCAAATGCATATGCGGAGGCGATTGCATTTGCGGAGGCTGGTGATTTGGAGTCTGTAAAGCAGTTTCATCCTGGTACTTTTCTTCGTTATAAGCGTACTTTGGAGGGTTTGATTAAGTATGATTGTGTTGAGCTTGATGCCCCTTGTGGTTATTGGATTTATGGAAAGCCAGGTTCTGGTAAAGATGGTTCTGTTATGGAGCTTAAGCCTTTTGTGAAGTCTCATTCGAAATGGTGGGATGGTTACAAAAATGAACCGTATGTGGTTTTGCAAGATTTGGATCATATTGATGCGAAGTGGATTGGATCATATTTGAAACAGTGGTCTGATCGATATTCATTTAATGCTGAATATAAAGGTGGTTCAATGAAGATTAGGCCAAAAAGATTTTATGTGACATCTAATTATAAGATTGGAGAATTGTTTAGTGATGAGATTTGTTTGGCATTGAAGCGTCGGTTTCATGTGATTTTGTTTGATGAAGATGTTGTGTTGCCACGGCCGGTGGTTAATTTTGTATCAAAAAAAAGTTTAATAGATTTTTAAAAAAGAATTTTATATAAAAAAAAGGATGCCTGCTGTTCGTAGATTAGCTCGTAGTTTGGTTAGACGCCGTGCTGTTAGGCGGCCTGCTTATAGACGTAAGAAGTATGTGCGAAGAAGACGCTTTCATAGAAAGCGCTTCTTGCACACTCAGAATGTAGTTAAGTATCATTGTAAACAATATGACACTGGAATTATGTATCCGAGAACTGGTTCTGGTACGACTTTTGTGACTGATGTTCAAACGTTTCAGTTGCCGTTGTATGCCAATGCTTTCTTTAATGGTAATCAGCAGTTTTATAAGAATTTGGATGAGTATCATTTTATCAAGTTTAATTATATTGCGGTGCATGTGAAGGAATTGAATTGGATTGGTTATACAAAGACCGATAGGGTTGTTCCACCTGAAGGCGGTGATCCTTATCCTGCTGTTTCTGGTGTCACTGCTATGCAAATGCAGAATCATCCTGTGTATATTATGTGGGACATTGAAGAAGATTTTGCTTTTGATACCAACGATAAGGTTCAAATTACTTCTCAGCAATTGGCTCAGTATCAAGGTGCAAAGACTTTGCGTACTACTTCTAAGAAGCCAGTTAAGTTTATTTGGAGGTTTCCAGTGCCTTGGAGACAGTTTTATAGTTGTTATAATTTTAAGCAGATTACGCATTCAAATAGATGGGGTACTGTGATGGAAGAGCTTTCTGGTATTAAGAATTTGCGTGCTCCTAAGAACTTGCTTATGTGTCATCCAAATTGGTGGGGTAGTTCGCTTCCTGTAAATGCCGCTTTGGATGCAGCTGATTTCTATGGTCAGTATGCAATAGTTTATCATTTGGGTGTAACGTTCCGAGGTCGAAGCTTAATGGGTTCGGCAACTTCGTATGCACCGCCAGCACAAGTAACTTCTGCAGATGAGTAATTTTTAAAAAAGTAACATAATGTCTGCGCGTTTGTTGTGGAGGCGGAGCTCATCCGAGCCTCCGCAACAGACGCAGTGAGGGCCGGCTCACGCAGCAAACGCACCGTAGGTGCGGATTGCGAGTCAGCGGTACCGAACGGAGGTGGAGGAGGCGAGGATGAGCTCCGCCACTAACTCGCCGGCTTAACATCCCGTTAGATCCATAGTAGATCCGCACAGGCAGC